GTGTTGATGTACGTGGTGGCGGTTTTCCCGTCGAGCGCGCTGAGCGCCCCCGAGACGTTCCCGATCCCGGTCAGCGCCGTGCCTGTCGCGGCGCTGACGGTGACCTTGCCGTTCGGCAGCCTGCGCACCTTCAGGCCGAACGACTCCAGGATCGTCTCCGCACCCTTGGACAGGGTTTTCAGGGTGACGCTCTTGCTGCCGGGTGACCGTTTCACCGCGGCGTTGAAGGCCTCCAAGCCCTTCTGGGCGTCCTCCTTGTCCATCGTGACCCGGGTCTTCTTGTCCGGGATCTTCAGAATCTGGTCGGCGAGCTGGCCGGCCTCCTTCTTGGTCAGGCCCATCGCCTGCGCGGACTTGATGAACTCCCCGCGGCCCCGGGCGAAGATGCCGCTGACGGTCTCCCAGCTCGCGCCGGACTCCCGCGCCGATGCCGCCGCCTCACCCGTTCGCGATGCCAGGTCGTTCAGGGCGGTCGCCGCCGCCTGCGCCTTCGGACTGTTCAGATCGAGGCGGCCGTTGACCATGTCGAGGGCGCCGGCGTTCTCCCGCGCCGCCTCGGCCGCAGCGTCAATGCTCGCCTCGAACCCGATCATCCCGCCGAGGCCCTGCTGCTGCACATTGTTCAGCGCGACGAGACTCTGCCGCAGGCCGTCCGCCGAAGCCTTCTGCTCGGCGAGCGCCTGCTGCGCCTTCTGCGCCTGCTGCCCGAACAAGCCCTGCGCCTGGGCCGCCAGCTCCTGCTCGAACTTCGCATCGGCGATCGCGGTCTTGTAGTTGTCGAGCTGCTTGGTGAACTCGCTGGTGTCCCGGCCGCCCTTGCCGTACTCCGTGGTCAACTTCTTCAAAGCGGCCGCCGCCAGGTCGGCGTTGCCCGCCTGCACCATCCCCGCCAGGGCCTCGTCGATCGCCCCGATCTGCTCCTTGGCCTCCTTGACCGGCGTGGAGTCCCACCCGGTCCAGCCCACCAGGAACTGCTGTACCTCATCCGCGGTGGACGGATCGGTGAGCGCCCTCACCTTGCCGTGCAGGTCGCTGAGGTCGCTGCCGAAATGCTTCGCGGCCTCGCCGGTCGCTTTGCCGGTGGACCCCAGTTCCCGCAGAGACGACGTGAGCTTGTCGACATTCGGTGGCGCGTGCCCGCTGCGCTCGGCGAGCTCGGAGATGGCGAGGATGGCGAGGCCGATACCGGTCCCCGCCATCGCGATCTTCGTGGTGCGGCTGAGCGCCAGCACGCTCGCCCTGACCGCCGCGAGACGGCCGGGCGTGGCGGCGGCCGCCGCGTTCATCGCGACGAGCCCGCCACCGAATCCGGCGAGCGCGGTACGGGCGGCGACCATGCCGAGCGCAGCGGCCTTCGTCAGCTTCATCGCGATCGCCAGCTGCAGGAAAATCGCGATGGCCGACGGCGGTACTGCGGACACCAGCCGGGTCAGGACCTCGACGACCTGCAGCAGCCCGACCCCGACGTCACTGCCCGCTTCGAGGACGTGGATCAGGGTCGTGCCGATGTTCCCCAGGACGCTTGCCACGGTCGGACCCTGCGCCCGGGCGAACGCCATGAACTGCCGCGCGTTCTGCCCGACCTCGCCGGACTGAGAGGTGCGGAGCAGACCGACGAGCTCGGTGTTGAGGTCCCGAAGGGTGCGGTTGGAGAAGGTGGTGAACTTGGCGTTGAGGGCGTCGAACCCGGGCGAGGCCATCTGCCCGCCGAGGATCGTCATGAACCGGTCGGTCTCGGCGGACGTCCCCTTGACCAGCTCCTTGGTCTTGGGCAGCAGGGCGTTGGTGAGGGCGACGCCCTTCACGAACGGCGCCATCGTGTCCCCGGCGAGGCTGTCCGACCACTCGCGGGTCTCGTCCTTCAGCACTGACACCGCGGCCGCCGCGCGCCGGGTCTCCGGCGGCATCTTCGCGATCAGCCGCTGGTACTCCACCTGTGCGGTGACGGCCTCCTTGGAGGTGGCGCCCGACTTGTCGACCGCGTCGCGGTACTTCTTGTGGGCCTCGGCCGCATCCGAGATCTGGGAGACCTGCGAGATCATGGCCGCGCCCATCACCCCGAGGGCGACGGCCACCGTTCCCGCCCCTGCCGCGATCGGTGCCAGCGAGGCGGCCGCCGGGATCGCGGCCGGCGCCAGCAGCAGCGTGGCCTTCTTCAGCTGGTCCACGGCCTTCGCCCCGGCCGTGGTGTCCCGCTCCAGGCCCGCCAGGTGACGGGAGGCGTTGTTCGTGAACCGCCGGACCGCCGCGTCCCCGTTGATGGACGCCGTCATCAGCCGACGGCCCAGGCGATCGCTGGCGTCCCCGGCCCGGTCCAGGACCCGGCTGAGCGCGTCCCGGCCGGTGAGTACGAAGTTCATCGACGTCACCGGTCACTCACCGCCTTCCGACTGCTGGGCCTGGTTATGGAGGTCGATCCAGGCGGCGAGGTTGTAGAAGTCGACGACGGTCAGGCAGTCGACTCCGGCAGGGGGGATGTTGAGGAGGTGGGCGAAGAGGGGGAGGAACTGCTCTCGTGCGAGTTCGATGTCGGGCTCGGGCTCGACGACTCGCCGCTCTCCTCCGGCTCGCTGGGCTGCGGGTCGGGCTGGTCTTTTGGGTCCTTGGCCAGCTGCTCGATCAGCCGCCGCGCGTGCTCCGGGTCAGCCGCCGCAGTGTCCGGGAGTTCGGAGAGGATCTCCGCCACCCGCTCCCGGGTCAGCTCGGGATCGGTGCCGACCAGGGAGAACGAGTTCTCCACGTAGTCGCTGACCTCGCGGCGGGACATCCGGGTGACCATCGCGTCGACCCTCGGATCGAAGTCCCCGAAGCGAAGCGTCGGCGTCTGCCGCTTCTTCAGCACCCACACGATGCCGCGCATCGCATCGAGGTCCTCATTCTCCAAGCCCGCCTGGATGTCGCCCCACTTCATGTCGATGGTGCGCGACACGATCGACGCCTCGGACACGAGCAGGTCGCGCGCGTCGTAGTGCTCCGGCTCACCGTCGGCCGGGGTGTAGATGATGATCAAGGCGGTTGCTCCTATTCGAGTCGGCGGCGAACGTCGTCCACGACGCGCTCCACCTCGCGCGCGATACGCGGCTGGTGGGCCCGCACGGTCTTGTCCCACCACAGCGGGGTCGTCGTCTGCTGGGCCCACCGCCGGCGGTTGCCGAACACGGGGTGCCGCAGACGGCCTTCGTTGAGCCGGTTCACCAGGCCCATGGGAATGTCCGCAGGCAGGCGCCCTTTGTCGAGGTAGACGCGGGCGCCGGGATTGCCAGTCGTGCGGACGCTGATGCGGACGGCCGCCGCGATCGACGCCCGCAGCGGACGGGTGGTCGGCGAGGGCCCGCCGCGCTTCCCGGCCTTCCGGCCCTGGGAACTGATGTCGAGGCCGCGGATGACGTCCTGCAGCTCACTGTGCAGGGGCTCCGCCGCCCGGCGGATCCGACGGGCGAACGAGGCCCGGATGTTCTCGTGGCCAGCCGCCCGCAGTTTGCGGGACAGCTCGAGCAGCTGGCCGGTGCCAGTGATCCGGAAGTCCTGCACCATGAGGGCTCACCTCACAGAGTGACGTCCGTCGAGATGATCTCGATCTTCGGCTGATTGGTTCCGTCGAAGAGGCCGGTGAAGTTGAACGTCGGCTTGATCACGCCGAAGCCGTCGACCACCGGGGGCCCCTCGTCGATCCGGATCGCGGGCAGCGTCAGCCGCCACGTCTCGAAGTTCGTTGTCTCGATGACCGGCCCGACGAACTCCCACACCAGGCTGGTCGCGCCGTCGGAAGTGTGCAGGTCGTCGAGGGTGGTTGCGACGTAGTCCGTCTCGAAGGTGCCCGTGATCTTGACCTGGTCGTTCTCGATGGGCTCCTTCTTACGCCCGGCCTGGCCCGCGTAGAAACGCTCGACGTCCTGCGGCCGTTCGATCTTGCACGACATCTTCCGGATGCCGTCCAGTGCCGCCTCCGCGCCGAACGACCCGATCTTGACCGCCATCTGCCCGAAGTGGAACGGCGACATCGACGGGTAGCTCGCGGTGGCGAGTGTCTGCCCTTCGTCGCAGTCCTTGCCGTCGAACTCGAACGTGCCCATCAGCATCTCGCCGACCGCACACGAGAACTCCGCGCTGGTGACCTTGCAGCCTACGAACGACTTGTCGGTGACCGTGCCCGTGGTAAGCGGCACGCCCTTTTGAATCGACAGGCTCTTGCCCGCCACCGAGGCGAGGGTGTGCGTCTGCAGGTACGCGGCCGTCGCGCCCTGCTGCACCGGAGTGACCGCAGTGCCCATCAGCGCCTGGTGCAGCAGACCCATCGCCTTGTTGGTGATCTCCAGGTCGATGCTGCCCTGCACTTCCTGCCGGGTGAGGACACGGCGGGAGGACAGCGGCAGCAGGCGGCCGGCCGCGATGCCCGCCGACTGGGCGGTGGTTTTCTTGAGGGCGAGGCCCTCCTTGGTGAACTCGATGAACTTCGTCGGTGCGACGAACGTGCCGTAGGTGACTTCGGCCGCGATGCCGAGCTGGGCGCCGAGCCCGGATCCGATCGCCATGGATCAGTCCTCCTTCTGCGGCGCCGACTTGGCCGCGGTTTTCTTCGCCAGGGCCTTGTGCGCCTCGGCGTGCAATGGGGTAGCCGACGAGGCGTCAGACTTGGGTTCCTCCACGACCTCCCACGTCGTGGGCTGGCAGGAGTAGCCCTCGAACCGCTCGTCGGGAACCTCGACGATCTCGTCGGGCTCGACGGTCCGGCCCAGTTCGGGCACGGTGACCTGCTCGGGCCCCAGAAAGCGCACACGCGCCATGACAGGACTCCTTCTCAAATGCGGGCGTGGCAGGACACCGTGAAGCCCAGGGCCACCCGTGCGCCCTGGTCGGTGAAGTACTGGCGCAGCGAGGCGCGCGTCATGTGGGCCCACAGGACAGCGCCGTTCAGGTTCGGCGCGTCAGGGTTCGGCCCGGTGGCCCTGATCGCCTGCTCGACGATGGCGAGGATGGCGAAGGCACGGTCACGGACGACCGAGAAACCGTCGTCTCCTGACCACACATCGATGACGGACACGATCGTGAAGTCCTCGTCCCGGGTCCGGGCCCCAGCGGCGTTGAAGTCCTGCACGGCTTCCGCGCCCAGGTCCTCGCCGCCCGACCAGCCCACGGACAGGAAGTCGGCGGTGGCGATGTCGTCGACCGGTGGCCCGTCGATGATCTCCAGGCCGGTAAGGTCGTTCGCCTCTCGCAGGATCTCCAACAGCGCACTGATGGCGCGCGGCAGAGCAGAGGTCGCCATTCACCCCACCCCCGGCGGCAGTCGGTCGGGTTCGAGCAGCTGCACGGCCCGGTTGGGGATGGCGAACCCCAGGCCGGGCAGGGGCTCGGTGACGTCGAAGTCCTCGGTGCCACGCTGCGGCCGGCCAGGGCCCTGCCGGGTGCGCCACAGATGCTGAAGGATGATCCGCGAAGCTGACGTGATGTTGTCGCCCACAACCAGCCGGCCGACCCTGTACGTGAAGTCGAGCGGCCCGTACAGCAGCCCCCCGGTGACGGCCTCGACCAGCCCCGTCTCCAGGTCCAGCTCCAGTTCGTCGACCTCGTAAGACAACCCGCCCGGGCGCGGCGAAGTGGCGGACACCAGCTCCAGACAAGGGGTGAGCGTGAGTGCCACCGAGCGCGCGCTGGTGAACCGCGCCCGCTCCGTCACGGTCCGGGGGACCACCGGGCCCACGAACATCTCAACGGCCCGGGTACACGCCCCGATCCAGGACCGGATCTCCTCGTCGTCCGCCGTGTCGGTCTTCTTCAGATGCCGCCGCCCGTCGGCCAGCGACATGATCGCGGGCGGGGCCGCCTCGCGGACGTCGAACATGTCCGTGTAGGCGTGCGCGGGCCCGGACCACACCCAGCGCACCGTGTGCCGTCCCGCCATCGTCGTGGCGTAGTCGGCCTGGTAGCGCCCATCGGTGCCGGTCTCTGCGGCGACCGGGCTGGCCGTGGTGCCGTCCGGCAGCGTCACGGTCACCGCCGCTGTGGTGGCCGTCGTGAGCGTGCCAGCCGGGTCCAGGCAGTCGGCAGTCAGGCGCACCGTGGCGCCGAGGTCGAACGGCACGCGCGCCTCCTACTCCGTCGGAGCGGCGTCGCCGAGGATGCCCTTGCGCTTCTGCCCTGCGGCCTCGGCGGCCAGGACGCGGGCCCGCTCGTCGTCGTCGGCGTCCTTCAGGTACGCGAGCACCTCGGGTGCCTTGTGCTCGCCCGGGTCGAACGGCTTCGGCTCGGTCT